ACATGTGGCGGGAACGGAACCCGTCGCGAACCATCGTCCAGACGCAGGCAGCACCGCTTCCGATCGCTCCGGAGCCGGACGCCAGCCTGTTCGCGCTGGTTCGCTAATCCCTTCCAACCCGTGTTCGTCCGCATGTCCGCCGGTTTCCAGCCGGCGGATATCGGGGACTTTGAAAGGACGCTCCGATGAGCAAGAAAACCGAGCAGTTCAATGTGACCGTCAAGGTCGGCAAGAAATCCTACAGGCCGGGTGAGCCGGTTCCGGTCGGTGCCGGCGGTATCACGGCCGAGGAAGCGGAGAATTTCCGCAAGAATTTCGGCGCCTTTACCGCCGACTCCGATGCGAAGGCCAGCTCCGGCTCTATCGACCTCGACAAGCTTCGCGAGGCGATCGAGAAGCTTTCGGCCGACAACGACAAGCTTTCGGCCGACAATGACCGGCTGACGGCGGAGCGCGACGGCGCGATCGGGGATCGCAACACGCTGCTGGAGCAGAACGAGCAGCTCGAGACCGACAATGCGACGCTGGCCGGCGAAGTCACCAAGCTTCAGGCCGAGATCGAAAAGCTGACGGCTCCGAAATGACGCCGCGTCCCGCCATGTTCGAAAGAATGGGGCCGAAGTTCGCCAAGGCCTTCGGCAATGCCGATGCCGTGTTCACGGTCGACGGTGTCGCGAGGCCCGCCGTGCGGGTCATCCTGCGCGTGTGGCGGGAAACCGACCTGGCAGAGGATCAGGAGCAGGCCGTCGAAGGCACCACCCATCTGCTTGCCGTGTCCGCCGCTGCCGTGCCAGGGCTCGCCAGCCAGCGCGACAGCGTCGCGATCGGCGGCGTCAGCTACCAGGTCATCAACATCGACGATGATGCGCGGGCCATGCTCCGCATCTCGCTTGCCGGAGATATCTGATCATGAAGACACAGGAACAGGAGCAGGCTCCGGCCGTCGCGGTCGATCCGATGGAGGACCTCTGCCAAGCGCTGTTCTCGACGGAAGAGGGCACCAAGAAGAAGGCCGCGCGCCAGACCGCCGGCGCCATGACGCAACGGCCATGGCCGCAATTGCCGTCGCGGCTCCGCTCGGCGATCCGCTCCGATATCAGCCGCCTCATGGATGGAGGCAAGGCGCGCGCCCAGATCATCGAGGCCGGCTATTCCGCAGGTGTCGTAAACCAGGCGCTGCGCGACCTCGGCCGGTCGGTCGCCTGACATGGCGCATCTCCGCAGCCAGATCTTCGCGGCTGTCATCGCGCGCCTCTCGGCCATTCCGGAGTTCTCCGGTGCTGACAAGGTGAAGCGCGGCCGCAAGGGTGCGATCCCGCAGGAGAAGCTGCCGGCCCTTACAGTCACCTGGGCCGACAGATCCGAGATCTTGACCGTCCGACCCTCATCGGGACCAGCCGGCGAGGACGGCTACGATCGATCCCTGCCGCTCTCGATCGTCGTGCACCTGCGGGACGATGAGCCGGAAGAGGAATTCGACCGTCTTTGCGTGCTGATCGAGGCTGCGATGGCCGCGGACATCACCTTCGGCGGACTTGCCGTCGAAGCACTGCTCCAGACAGAACAGTACTTCGTCAACCCGCAGACCGGCACCTCGCTTCTTGCCGGTTCGCTCAATTATCAGATCGCCTACAAGACGCTCGCCGCCAATCCGGAACAGGCTGCGCTCTAAACGCTCTGCATGCCGTTATCCCGAAACCGCTGCACACTTTTGGGCGGCATGCAGTAGCGCCACCACTCCCACCAGCACAAAGAGGACTTTGCCATGGCTCTCGGCCGTCAGCTTACGCTTGCCCGCTCGACCGGTGCAGGCGCCTTCACCCTGGCCTGCATCACCGAACAGCGATCCCTCGAGATCAACAACGAGGAAATCGATATCACCAAGCCGAGCTGCACCGATCCCGGCAGCAAGCTCACGCTGGCGCTGATGTACGGCATCCAGTCCATCCGTTTCAGCGGGCAGGGCGCCTTCGTCGATACCGTCACGATGAAGGCGGTAACCGCCGATGCCGTCAACCAGGTCATCACCGAGTATCAGGTCACGGTGCCCGGCGTCGGCACCTTCGAAGGCGACATGCTCGTCTCGATGACCTTCTCCGGCGACAAGACCAACGAGCTGCAGGCCGACATCCGTTGCGCCATGACCGGCGCTCTCACATTCGTGCCGGCTGTCTAAGCGGAGAGTTCCATGTTGCCTGCCAACCCATTGCGCGGCGAGGCGGAGGTTCGCATCGGTGCGATCGACTTCCGCATCGCCGTCACTTTCTCCGGCCTCGCTCGTCTCTCCGATGCGATCGGCGCCCGCACCCTCGACGAGCTCTACGGCCGCCTCCTCGGCTTCGAGCCGAAGGCGGTCGCCTGCGCCGTCCGCTGCCTGATTGTCGCGGATGACGAGGATCAGCTATCGGCGCTTTCGGCGAAGATCCTCGACGACGGCAATATCTCGGCCGCCGACCAGCTCGCCTGGCGCGAGGCGGTCGAAAAGGCGCTCTCGGCTCACATTGCTGCCGGGACAGTGCGGCGGGACGAGCGGACGGCTTCGCAGATTGCCGGAGACGCCGTCCTGGGAAAGCCCGTAAGCCCCTCCTGATCAAGGATCATCTCAAGTCGCTCTACCGGATCGCCACCAACCCGAAGATGCTCGGCTGGTCGCCGGAAATGTTCTGGAAGGCGACGGCGGCGGAATTCGAGATGACCGTGGAGGGGCTTTCCGGGAATGTCCGTGGCAGACCGTTCATTTCGCGCGAAGAGGTCCGGCGCATTGCCGCAGAGCATGGCGTTCGCCCATCGCTGAAGGGCAGTCCGAACGCGCGGACGATCGGCAGTTGATCAGCTTGGTTTCACCTAGTCGTCAGTCTTGGCAATAATGATGCCGAGCGCCGCGCCGACGACGCCGAGGCCGAAGGAAATGGCGCCGACAATCTCATTCATTGCAGATTTCGCTGCGAAAGCGACAAGTACGCCGCCGAATACCTGAAGAAGGCCTAACACAAAGATCGCGACCGCCACGTTTCCACTCCGCTGCTGTTGAACGCAACAAGTTGCACAGCGTGAGTGGAAGTCAACTGGTGGACGCGATCTTCTCCATAATTGAGGTCACCAATGAGCCGTCCCGACATTCCCGTCACGATCTCCGGTGATCCGAAGGGCTTCGAGTCCGCGCTTGCCCGGGTGCGGGCACTCTCGAAGTCGACGGCAACTGACGTCGTTGCATCCTTCGGCCGGATCAAGAACCTCGTGGCCGGCGGCGCCGGTCTCGTGACCGGGCTTGTCTCAGCGGCAAGCGTCACCGCATTGCGCGATGCGGCGAGCGCGATTGCTTCGATCGGCGACGAGGCGCGTCGGGCCGGCCTCGACGTCAAGAGCTTCCAGGAGCTGAAGTTCGTCGCCGAGCAGAACCGTGTCGGCGTCGACGCGCTGACCGACGGCATCAAGGAATTGAACCTGCGGGCCGACGAATTCATCGTCACCGGAGGCGGCTCGGCAGCAGAGGCCTTCCAGCGCCTCGGCTACTCGGCCGAGGACCTGAAGGGGAAGCTCGAGGATCCGGCCGATCTCTTCACCGAGATCATCGTCGGCTGGGCGAACTCGACAAGGCGGCACAGATCCGCATCATGGACGAGATCTTCGGCGGGGCGGGTGGCGAGCAGTTCGTGCAGCTGATCGAGGCGGGCGAGGGGGCATCCGCGACACCATTCAGGCCGCGAACGACCTGGGCATCGTTCTTGACGAGCAGATGATCCAGAAGGCTGCAGACGTCGACCGCAAGTTCAACATGCTTGCGACGACAGTCGGCACGAAGTTGAAATCCGCCATCGTCTCCGCCGCCGACAGTCTGGCGGAATCTATCGACGGTTTTCGCGATTTCCAAAACCAAATGAACAGCACGCTTCAGGGCAGGCAAGCCGAAATCGGCGAGCGTCGGCTCGAGATCGAGAATGAAATTCTCAAGAAGAAGGAGGCGCAGGCTCGACAGGACGAAAAACTTTCCGATGTCGCCAGGAAGCTTGGATTTGAGAACAGCAAGAACGCCAATCTTGCCGGCTACACCGGGCAGCTAGAAGCCCTGAAGAAAGAGAGCCGGAAACTCGCCGAAGAAGAGGCGAAGATCGTTAACATCCTGAGCGATCGCCTCAAGCCGATGAACCGCCCAGCCGAGAGGACCTGGACGCCGATCCCCACGGAAGAAAAAGGCGGCGGCCGGTCCAAGAAAGTCTCGGAAGCCGAGAAAGAAAAGAAGGCGATCGACGACGTGATCGCGTCGCTGCGCGAGGAGTTGGCGATCATCGGCCTCACCGACATCGAGCGGGAGCGCACGATTGCGCTTCGCGAGGCTGGGGTGGAGGCGACCTCGCAGGAAGGCCAGCAGATCTCGGCGCTCATCGACGAGAAATACCGCCAACTCGCAGCTGAGGAGGCCTTGGCCGAGCAGTATGAGCGCAGCGAGGAAGCGGCCGAGCGAATGGGACAGGTCCTCGACGATCAGCTGATGCGCATCGTTGACGGCAGCTTCGACGCGAAGGAGGCGATCGCGGCGCTGCTGATGGAGATCATCAACGTGCAGACGAACGGGAAGGGGCTCTTCGGGTCGCTGTTCAGCTCGATCTTTGGCGGTGGTAGTGGACTGAGCTCCAGCTTCGTGCCGACCACAACGCTCGGTGACTTCCTCGGCTATGGCGGTGCGCGCGCTGGCGGCGGTGATGTTTCTCCCGGGCGCATCTACCGGGTGAACGAATATGAGGACGAGTTCTTTGCGCCGACCAGCCACGGCCGGATCATCGCGCCGAGCAAGCTGCCGGGCGCCTCGGCAGACAGAGAAGGCGGCGGCGGGCGGACCGTCGTTGAGATCGTACTGAGCAAGGATTTGTTGGCCAGCATCCTAGAGCAGACCGGCGACCAGACAGTGCGCATCGTGCGCAGCAACGAGGAAGCCCGGGCCAACTATCGCCAGAATGGCGGGGAAGATTTCTGATGGCGTTTCTCATTTCTCTCCCGAGCGTGGTTTACGGCCAGGTCGCGTTTGATCCGGTTCGCATCCGCGATACCAACCGCATGGAGGGCCGCCGCACCGAGACGGCCTATTCGGCGACGCCATACTGGGCCGCGTCCTATTCCGCATCGAAGCTGACCACGGCCGAGGCGGCGCTGTTCGACGCCTTCAACATGGACGCGAATGACGGCGGTGTAATCGCAGGCTACGATGCGCACCGGCCG